CTATAGATAGTGTCATAAGCCGTTTTAACACACAAGACTTTAGGTATGATACTTTTACAAATGGAACTGGTGAATTTAAAATTAAAATTACTTACGAGCCAGGTGGGATAAGCGTAGATAATGAAGGGTTAAACATAAAAAGCCAATATAAAACAAAACAGGTTTTAATTTTAAGATTATATGCTGAATTGCTTTTAAATGGCTTATAACGGTCTAGGCTATTTACTGTTTATTTACGGATTAATAAAAACGAAACTTAAATAGAATGAAACAAATATTAAAAGAAGAAGAAATTGTAGGCAAAACAGTAAAATGTAATGGATATGGTGACAATGCTTTTTGCTTAATTTTTACGGACGAAACTTTCTGCATTATAAAAGGTAGTGGCTGGGACGAAAATGACGTAGAGTTTTCTGATGAAGAAATTAGCCTAAAACCAACCTTATGGAATGGTTCTTACCTTGTTGATATGGGATTAATATCTAAAGAAGAAGCAAATGAAGCCAAAGAAAAAGAAAATGCAGAAAACCTTAAAAAGCAAAAAGAAAGAGAATACCAAGATTACTTAAAACTTAAATCGAAGTACGAAAAGTAGTATTAAAGGTAACACAAATCTAAGTTATCGTATGCCTTTGGCGGAGAGTAATATTACATTTTTAAAAATCACTTAATGGCTAATCTCATCTTCTCAATTTCAATACCTCACGCCTAGACATTTCTTTTAAAGCAGAAACGGTATAACAAGTGTCATTTACTATTGTAGTCGCTGTTTGCTCGCTACCATCTGTAAGATTTATGTTACTTCCCTTTTTTATTTTTATGTCGTTTTGATTGTGGTTCGTGGTTTCTGTCGTGCTTTTTGTCAAAGCTGGTTCTACACTTTTCAACGCTCCAGTTGCACCGCCTCTTGTGAAAATATGACCACCCATACCCCCGATTACAAGACCAGTAATAAGAGCTAAAACTATTTTTAATGTGTTTGGACTAAAGTTCATCTTTCAATTTTATAATCACGTTTCCAAATTCCACCAACTATTTTGTAGACCCATGAATCTTTGTATTCATTTTTGAAATCACCATGTATAAAACCAGATTTTTCGCCCGTTTTAGGGTTAATGTTGTGGTAAACGGCTAATCGGGTGTAACCCGTATGCTTAATAAGATGGTCAAGTAAAATCATCCAGTTTTCAGCGAAATGGTCGCAGGTAATATCTGTTCCTCCCATTTTCTGATAAGTATGCTGACTATTCCCGCTTCTTTTTTTTAAATACTCCCACCATTTGGGTCGCCACGAACTTTTTAGACTAACATACACACGAATACCATACTGCTTGTGCAGAAGTCGGTCAACATACACAAGATAATTCATGTGGCACACTCGCACGACCTTTTCTATATGGGAGTCGAAACCTTTCCCCGTTATATCGTAAGACGCTATGTTATTTACTGGGAATTTCAAATTTTTAAATATTTTTCTTTTTTTGGAATAGGAAAAGGACACTCCGTTGTAACTCCATCGACCTCTTTTCGCAAGTATCCTTTTTCGAACTTATTTTCTATAATCCATTCTCCCAGCCTACCATATTCGATGCAGTCAATTAATTTATGGTCTTTATCATAAATACAAACTACATCGTCAACCACTTTAGCAAGTTCTTGAATCATTCCTTCTGGGGTTTGTGATACCCCATAAAATGATATAAAAAGTACCGATACTATGAGTAGTTTTTTCATTTTAATTCTCTATTGCTATCCAGTTAATTCAATAAAATGATATTTTTCTAACTCTGAAAAAACCCGTCACACCGCCGTTACTTGCAGTACCACCATTTACACCGTAATCTCCGTAAATGCACATAGACGTTGCCGCTGACCAAGCATCTATTGCAATAGTAGTCTTTGAAGTAAATTCATCCAATATGGTATTCGTGGTTATAATACCTGCGTCGGTTCTAGTTAAAGTACCATCTACATTGTTAAAAACCACATCTCGAACACCTGTTCCTGCTATTCTAAAAGCGGAAGTTGATGTTGCTGTTGGCATTATATCCCAAACTATTTCAACATTCATTCCCTGATTGATAGGTAAGTAATCATTTTGGAGTAAAAAACCCCAATTACCTGTATTACCGATTATGTCCACGTAGCTACCTCTTACGTCAAAACCCTCTACTATCGATACTGCCGCACCTGCGTTTGATGATTTTGTCCATTGGTTTAGTAATTTGTACAAATCAGAAGTGCTACTATCCGCAGAAACGTAATCAATTACTTCTAATAAGTGGTCAAAAGAAGTCGACCCACCACCAGACCAAACAGAAAAGTAATATTCTACTCCTGCTTCTAAAACTACATCAGTATAAGTCTCTTCTGATGAAGGTGCTACTACTCTATTTGCTTCACTTGTGTAAACTACATCAACTGTTGGATTTGCTTGTGTAGGAAGTGAAGTTGTAATACTAAATGCATTTGTTCCTGTATTAGTAGTTACATTATGCTTAATAGTATAAGTTCCACTTTCTGTAAAAGTATATTTACCTACGTTAATATATTGTGGTCCCGCAGCATTAGCTTGAGTTACATCTCCATAAAATGTAGGTTTATTAGGAACTTCACTCAATCCTAATCTTTTCCAAGGCCAGATACTTTCATCATTAGTAGAATTACCTACATAGGTTTGCAACCAATTTCTATCTGTGTTATAATAAGTATCACCAATAGAAAGGTCGTTATTAATTTCAAGTCTTCTTACATCTATTGAAGATAAAGAAGGAAATCCTGTAGTTTGTATCTTTAAATCTCTAAAGAAAAAATTGAATTGAGATTCTTTCATGTATGCTGGACCACCATTAGTCACTAAATCATTGTATTTTAAATCAGCAAATGTATCAGGTGTAGCAGGATTTAAAAATTTACTTTCCCCTCCTAATTCGAATGATATTTTACCATCTAAAGCAGTTACCAATATATTTAATCCAATTTGTAAATCCTGAGTAGTTTGAGTATCTCCAGCATAAGATTGTCCAAATACGTAGAATTCCTTAGTAGTTCCATCGACAATACTAGGTTGTTCTAAGTGAACTGAACTGTCTTTATCATCTGTTATTTTGAAATATCCATTTCTTACATTAGCTGCGTTTGGAGTCCAATCAAAAACTTGTCTTATATGGTCTCCTAATAATGGCTGATTATCTTGTTTGTTGTTAAATCCTGAAAGAGTAATATCTAATCTGTGACTTTCTACTGTGTTATTTCCTCCACTAAAAACCCCGATACGATATTTACCTTTTACAAGTGTAATGTCATCATACTCTTTTGATGTCGTGGTTGCGGTCACTCTATCTCCTGTTGAAGTGTATGATGTGTTTGCTCCGATTGAAACTGGGTTTGCTATCCCTGCTGCATCATCATCTAAGGGTACATTTGTAATTCCAAATCCTGCGCCATTATTAGAATTTATACCAAATGCAGTATCGTAATTCAAATCAAGCTCTATTAAATCCCCGTAACCTTGTTCAATATTGCTTCCCGACGTTGGTTGTAAAGTCCATGATTCGTAATTAGATTGAGGCTGCCATTTTGTAATGATTTCAATGGAATGTTCGTCAACATAAGAGCTAACTATTTCTGCTGGTGCAACTGAATTAATTGTATTTAAAAAAGCAGAGCCATCATCAAGGTTAATCTGCAAATCATGCACATTAGATGGCAATCCTACGCGCAACATGAAATTATTTGTAGCACCTACCTGACGTGCTAATTTAATTCTTGTATATTGCTCTGTCGTAGTAGGTACGTTTCCAAAAATATTATAGTAACCCCAACCATTTGAAGCATCTTCTAACCTAACTACTTGTTGTCCATCAACAATTAATTGCTTCGGCTCTTCAACATTAGAAATTGTCCAATCATCTAAAAATATCTTTAAATCAGTAGCCGTACTACCACTTTTATTTTCATTTACATTTAATTTAGCATTAGCAAAATTAGCTGCATCTTCTACAACTGTAATTAAATCACCTTCTGTAAATTCATAAACTAAAAAGGGATTTGCATTTGGGTCTAGTGTGAATGAACCATCGCCTGTTGCAATAAAAGTAGTTCCTGCTTTTATATCAGTTGGTGCAGAATCTATATAAGCATTTCCTGTTGTTGGTGCTGGAAATGCTGTAAAATCATAGTTACCAGCAGGCACTATACCTTTGAAATATTTATCAGCACTTAAATCAATATTTCCTGCGCCATCATTTAAAACAGCAACAGTTCCATCGGCTGAAGTTATTGCGGTGATGCCCGCGCCGGCCCCGGCATCACCCCTAGTCTTTGCTATTCTGCCATTGCCCCAAGCGACTACATCAAGTACGCTTGAAAATGGCGCATTGCCATTATCACCGTCGGCAAATTCATCATAAGGGTATGTCAATCGCTCAAAGCCATTGCCCAACTTTCTTTCAACGGTTACTTCGCCTTTCTGTTCGTTTGGATGCAGAAGAATATCTGACTGTTTGCCACGCATGAGCTCTCGGTCATCGTTTATTTGTTTTAACACAAAAATGTCATCCCCGTCCATGTTTAGGCTGATAGTCTGCCCCATAGACATCTGGGCAAAAAGCCCCAATACTAAAAGTGTGATTAATTTTTTCATTTTATATCAGATTAATTTTTCTATCGTTAATAAAAAAGTTTAGTTTACATCTTCTCAAACTCGAACCACCCAGACATAATAAAAACGTATCTATTGGTTGCTATCGCTGTTGGTGCTTCAATACCTAATGTGATTATAGAACCTGCTGGTATTACAAAATCAAAGGGTATTTCAGTAAATTGTGTTGTAGTGTTACTGTAATTTCTGGGAGCTACCGCGCCCGCGCCCTGACCTACCACTTCTCTAAATATTTCAGTATTTACCACCACATTAGAAGCGGCATTTTTTGTTTGCATATTAATACGCCAACCCCAAGCTTGCAACGCATTATTATTGTTGTAATGCCAAGCATAAAAATTTTTCAATTTCACATCAAAAGGAAATGAAATACCGCCAGCCACCCTACTGGTGTTTGCGCCAACCTCGCCAAGGTCGTGAGTGATTAAGTCGTCATAAAGACCAGTTGATCCCCAACCATTGAATTCGTTAGGGTCTGCCAGAAATCCGCTTCCTAATTCGTGAAAAAAAGCAGACTCGTAATGCTCTATTACCGTCCAATTGGTGCTTAAATTTGGGTCTTTAACTATGCCATAAAATGAGTTTTCACCTCTTAACTGAATTGAGGTTTTTTTATCTATGGTTTCTCCTACAGCAGCGTTTACGGTAAAACTGCCAGCACCGTTATTTTTTAATATGATGTGTTCATCATCATAGTACGTATTAATATCGTCTAAGACCAGGGTTTGGTCACCAGAACCTACAGTAGACTTGTTTAATACATTGGGAAATGTGTTAAAATCAACCTGAGCGTAACTGAATACGCTCAGGAATATTATTGCTATTTTTAATATACTCTTCATTACTTACGCACCTCGTAACCCAAAGCCGTTTTTTGAATTTGAAAGCCTTCTCCGGGACGAGAAAAATGTTTAGCGTATGCGTAACCGCTCAAGGGGCATGTGTGTGTAAGATAGCCGCCGCCTGTGCCAACGGTAAACTCGATAATGTCGCCTTCTTCAAGGTCGGTCAATGCATCCAATGCAGCCGTATCAACTGCGAGGTCACCACCTGAAGTATCAACCACGATGGCTAATAAATCTGCCTCTTTTAAATCACCGTTTATAGCGGCATCATTTACCGCCGTATCGGATAAATCAATCATCCATTTTTACAATTTTCACAAAAGCCCCATCGGTTAAATTTTGCAACTGATAATCGGTTAAATCAATATCGCCCGACATTTGTGTGATATTTAAGACTGCATTTTTTGTTTGTACTGGCATTTGCGCCGGCAGGCTTACTAGGTCCATCTCAATAGTAGCTCCTGACTGCAAATCATACGCTTGTTCCAAAGCGGCCAGCCTATTCAAAACTCCTTCTGGAGTATCATCAGTTGCGCTGCTTGCAATATTTTTTTGCGCGGTATAGGTGACCGTTTGTGAATTAATTGTCTCAACAAGGGTTACTTTGGCCTGATTAATTTCTTCAATCAATGTTACCGTTTCACTCATACACCACTCTTTTTTACGCTAACTTCTTTTATGATATCAACCCCTTTTTCTGACCAAAGCCTAATCTCTGCGCTTATGTAACAATGGGTGTGCTCATAGCCATTAAAATCGGCTGCGACTATCGTAAATGTTGCTTGGCGGTTGGGAGTGCCAATATAATCAGATAACACCCCTTCATACCTAGCGATTTCGTCTTTTCGATTAAAAAATGCCATTTCGGGCGCAATAAAATCAGTGTCAGGGCTTTGATACTTCAATGTAACATCCTCGCCGTTAACGTCTATACACATAGTCGTTTTCGATGTAACTACACCACAACAGTCTGTTTTACTACCACTCATTGTTAAATGCTTCGTTCAGTATCAGAGCTATTAATATCAGAGCCAAAAGGATGGTCTCTATCATTTACAGCCCCAACTTTTTCTTAATGCCTTGAATGTTCACCAACACCACACCATTCACAAGTAGGTAGGCCAATGCCGCGCCTATTGCAGAAACGGTGAAGTTGCCAAAGAAAACCTGCAGAGCAACCAATGTACCGAATGTTGCAATGGCCTCTACGTTGTTTCTGATTGCTCTCCACTTTTCTAAATCGAGTTCAAGGTCTTTTCTAGTTTTTGCCATGATGATTTTTTTTAAATTTATCAATGAATCTTTCGAATCGTTCTTTAAAAAGGCGGTATAGCCCGCGGGCGACGAAGTAACCGATGATTGCAAAAATTAATCCTATCAATTCTTCTTTCCACGGGACACCTGCTAATAATGACCCTGTAAACCCTACTATTTCGGGGGTCAATTTTTTCATTATTTTGTTGTTTTATTATTTCCAAAGAAACGACCCAGAAATCCTGTGCTTATGCTAAAAAGTTTATCCAATATTGATAGACGAAGGCTAATTGCGACAAAAACAATTCCGAAGGATTCAAAAACATAGTGAATGGTTGTCCATTCGTACTCAACACCAGTTGGCTTTATCATCTCCTTACCTCCCATGTAAAAGGGTATTGTTATAAGGGCAACACCCAACAATCCAAAGAACAGGGCTAATACAACCTGTTGTGCTTTACTTAGTTTTTCCATGATTTTTGTCATAATCAATCGTTTTTTAAATTTTCAGCTCGTTCTATTCCTTTTGAAAACAAGAACATATAGACCAGTAATACTATAAACCCCGTCATTAGTCAATAGTTAAAATTTCTTCTCTTTTTTTGTTAGCAATATTATTTTCTCCACTACCCGTAGAACCATCGATAATACTATTCACATAATCAAAAAGCGTCGTAAAATTTGCTTCCTCGGAATCTGGTATGCCGTCATTGTCGGTATCATTTATGCCTGCCCCATTAGATGGCGCAGAAGGATAACCGCCCACCTCGCTAGGATCGTCAATCAACTCTCCTGTACCATTATTGTAATCGTCAATTACTTTCTGACGCATACCGAACCAATTGTTTGAACTGCCTGAATTATTTAATACATGATTTTCTATTTGAGATTGCGTAAGTATAGGTTCATTTGCTAGTGGATAAGGAAATGCAGAAGCTGATTGCCTATTTGTACTTGCTGCTGTCGCTCCGTTGCTCCCTGCTGTACCTACAGCATCCCATTGTGGTTGTGATGCTAAAGTTCTTTGCTGATTCCATACGCTATTAACATAAAGAAGACCATTGTCATTAACCATTATAGACCTTCTACCTGTAAGATTGTCTGTACTTACCCCATTCTTATCAAGATAATTAGTAAGATTAACCCGAACATTATCGTTGTTAGTAGGACTTCCAGCTCTAAAACCAAAAGCAAAAGCATTATAAGATAAAAATGTATCTGCTTCATGTGCTTGCCCTACCGCATCTCCTCCTCCAATAGCTATGTTTCTATCGTGGTTATTGGCAAAAAAATTACCATACCACGAAATGTTCGTAGCACCATTTCCAACAATAGCCCCTTTAGAATGACCTATGAATGGACTGTTTACAGTGCTATTATGAGTAGCATTATGTAGAGAATAAGCTACTATTCCGTTTTGAAAAGTAACTTTAGATGAATTTGCGTAGAACTGTACACTTTCATCAACTGCAAAATAAGATTCACATTTATCAAAGATCACATTTGAAACACCACTATCTATTTGCCAATTATCACCATTGACTTCTCCTGATGCTCCAGTACCTACCGCTCCTATCAAATCTCTTATAATTGTATTTGAACCGCCTACTCTAAATAAAGCATGATCTCCATTTCCTGATTTTCTAAGTGTTATACCATTAGGTGAAGTTTGTCCTGCTACATAAAGATTATCAGTGCTGGTTGTTATTCTCGATGTAAGATTGATATATCCACTCAATCCATAAAAAGTAATAATAGTTCCGTTAAGAGGGTCAGCATCAGCAATGGCTTGCCTTAAACTACCCGCCCCGCTATCGTTTAAATTAGTAACATTTATATAGCTTGCAGTATTTTTAGGAAATGTCCAATCAGCACCCCAACCTTTAGCTCCTGGAAAAACTCCTGTCTGTAAACAACTATTTGGGCAGCTACCCCCACAGTCAACACCTGTTTCACTGCCGTTTTGAATATCGTCGTCGCAACGAGGTAATGCAATAGACTGATAGGTTGCTCCCGTACCTTCCCAAAGCAAAAAAGCGTCATAATGCACTTCACCTTCCGCGGGGCGTGTATTTGGACCAACGTATGTGCCTATCTTTAAAAATGATTCCCTCTCTAAGGGTGTTCCGTTATTGTCTAAGCCGTACGTAGTAGTTCCTGTTTCGTTAGCAAATTGAGTGCCATTGTGCCAACCTTGCATATAGCCGTTTGTTTCGTCTAAAACAAAGTGAAAAACAAAATCTTGCCATTCGCCTATTGTATAGTCAACATACCATTTTTCAGTACCGCTTCCTGCGCCCGTGGCTGGCGTTTGTGTGTTTGCATAGGTTTCATCTGTAGCTAACTCGATTTGTAATTGTGTAGCTGAGTGGGTTCTTATAGTAATAGGATTTTGACTATTACTAGGGTGGTTGCGGTGCTGCATGATAATCTTGTTGCCATTAACAGATTGAACCACTTTTAAGGAAAAACGTAGCCAGTATTCCTTGTTCCAGTCAATAACACGCTGCCGAGTCAACTCGTTACGGTCAAGATTAGAATCGTTAATAATTCTTACACTACTATTACCTTCACGCTGATTGCCTACTAAAGTCCAATCGGCATTACTTAAATCGTCTCGCCACCTTGTAGCGCCATTGGTATTGCCAAACTCCGCTGCGCTTTCAAAGTTTGTCTCAAACTTCACACCGTTTAATTGAGCCATCCCAATCAAAGGAAAGAGAAATAGTATGTATTTTAATTCTCTCATTGTACCGTATAGCTTATGTTGTCAATAAAAGCTCTTCCAACTCCTGTTGGTGCAGAAAATCCGATCTGTAGTACAGGGTTATTTGCTGTAGCAGTTAAAGTTAAATCGACTTGGTGCCATGCGTCTACATCGACACTTGAAGTATTGTCGTCAGGAGCTTGCGAAAAACCATTTATCGTTCGTATTTTAGTCTGTAGATTTACATAGGGCTGTCCTGATTCTCTGTATTGGTAGTAGGTTAAATCAATTGTATCCCCTGCATTTACATTATCTAGTGTTATAAATACACCTTCTGTGCCTACTTCAGCAGTACCGTCATAATCAATTTGTATAGCGTGACTCCCATTTTGCACTTGTGTTGTAACTGAACTTACAGAATAGCCCCCTGTAGTTGTTATGTTCGCTACTCCGTTAACTTCATTAACAGGGTCAGCAGCATTTGCGCGTCTTGAAAATTAGCAGTACCGCCAACCACATAAATCGCGCCTGAACTTAGATTGTTTATTCCTATGGATTCACCAATATTAGCAACGTCATCTAAATTAATTGTGATACCTGCGGTGTAAACCTCAAATTCCCTCTTTACGTTGGGGTCAAAATCCGCTGCCGTTGGTGTAAAACTTGCGTTTGAAGCAACAAAACCGATAGGCGGAATGTTTACCTCTGAAAAAGGCGTTCCTGATTGTGCGGGTAACGTTTGACCGTCGTACGTAATATCAGCTTCCACTCTTGAAGCTCCTTGACTATCAACAGCATCTAAAAATTGACCTCCTAAATATCTAGCTTCAACCCAGTTTCGTATTCTGTGTCTGGGTAGAAACTGAATAGGGTCTGGCGGCTGCTGTAAATCAAATGAAAAGGTTTGCGTAGTTCCGCTTACATCTTGAAGCGTTTCAATAGTTATAGATATATTTTGATTTGTACTTGAATTATCAGAGGTAAAAGTACCCGCTGGTGCTTCAACCAGAGTACTTGTATCCAAAGTCAAAAATGTATTTGTAATATTACTTATGACAGTATTAGGACTAGTGGTTTGTCCATCTATATCGCGTACCTGAAAGCCCCCCGCTGTAACCACACTAAAACCATTTGGTGTTGTAATGGTAGGGTAGTCTGCCATTAATGAAGCTGTTATAGTAGTGAAATTGGGGTCAGTAGAATTAAAATTCACAAACCCTCCTGCATTAGGTCCTATATTTGCGTTACCTACTTGATTTGAAAAAACTAAAGTGTATAGCGCGCCGTCGGCAAACGTCCATGTATAATCAGAATCAACAACGTTTTCAACAGGTTCAGGATTGGTAGGAACAAGCGGAAAGGCACCATCTGCATACCCTGCCCTGTATTCAAAATCGGTTTCCAAAGGAATATTTGAATTAATTCCGCCACCTGTTATTTCATAGGTTTGAGGGTCTACTGTAGATCCTGGAAATAAAGAGGTTGCAACCGATTGTATGTCAGCAAATGTTGGTGGGTCGTAAACGGTTACAAAAGTGCCTGACCCGTCTGTATGTGCTAAAGGTTCGCTAAAGTTTATACGGTCATTTACGGTTGAAGCAATATTCGTTTCAGTAGCATCACCATCTTCGTAAAAATGATACGTACCAACAAATAGCCCTCCATCGCTTCCCGCTACTATTTGGTTGTTCGCATCTGCTGAAATAAGGTTAATTGTTTCATCAGCTACTCCGTCATCTGATAGGGATAACTCTACAACTCCGTTATTTATTTCAGCTTTGTCTATAGTTTGTATTTCGTTGGTGGGGTCTTGGTCGGTGCCGCCGCCTGCCTGCCATGCAGCACTGCCTAATTCTGTGTCTATTGAAGAAACTATTTCACTCCCCGTCATAGGTGTTGCGTTGTCAGATCCGAAAATCTTCCAGTAAATACTCCCTGTAGCACTCGTCGATGAAACATCAATGGTGAAATTTGTATTGTCAGCGGAAACCAATTCGATAGTGTTTCCTACGCTATAATCCTGGTCTTTTTCTATTGTTATCCTAGTCAGTTCAGGGGTATAGCTAAGTCCGTGCGGAACATTATAAGCGGTAGCCCCTCCTGGTACGGTAAATGCATCCTCAGCAACGATTCCCCCTACCATTGGATTAATTGAACCTGTACCAAAAATTATCCATGCTATTTCGACTCCAACAGCAACATTTGATATTTCGATATTCAAATCTGTTGCGCTAATACTCTCTATATGATAATTTGATGGAGTTGTACTTACAGAGTTTTTACTAACAAGACTAATTCTATCTAAATCAGGAATATACCCCAAATTGTGGTTTTGAGTTATAGTTTGGATACCAGTAGACGATACAGTAAAAGAACCACTTGCTACTATCCCAAACTCAGCGCCGTTTAAAAGCTCAACTAAAGCGCCTTCAACGTCTGTAGCGGTGAAATTTCCGCCCGTGTCGGTAATGGTTAGACGTTAGATTGTCGCAAATCCATGTTTCCCCCGATGGGACCACATAAGTATCCCTTGTTGTTTGCTCTACTTGAAGAACTTTAGCTACGTCAAATTTTATTGGGCTATCTTGTGATTTGCCTATAAAAAAGCACAAAAAAGCAGCTATTATTACTATTTTTTTCATTATTTCTTTGGCTTTAAATCATATTTGTCAAGCGTGTTATTTATTTGCTTGTTATCAGATTTGTTTTTTCTAGCTTCTTTTATAGCGTAAAGTGAAAAACCTATGGCAGCAATTGAGAACAAAATTGATATATAGTTGTGATTTTCCATTATTGTCTGAAGCCATAGGGTTTTTCAAAATCATCATTTGAGGTTGGATTTGTAACTCCAGCCTTTAATTGCCATCCAACAATCAATTCTCCTGAGTTTATTCCTGCTTTTTTTCCAAATACGTAATCGCCTCCTTGAAGCTTGTTGCTATTCACGTTTATCATTCCTATTTGAGCGAGTAGTACATACAAAAAGTCAAGTACAGGCATCCCCTTAACAAGCTCGTTTTGATTTTGTACTACAACTACCGCAGAATTGTCTAATGCTGTTATAGTAGGTAGTTGTTGTGGTTCTCTTGACTTGGAAATAAGTTCGTCAATCCGCTGTGTATTAGCGTTTATTTTTAGGAGGTTTGATTCTGGTGTAGCCACAAAATAAGTTTATTCAAAAATACAACATTTTGTTGTAAATAAAACATTTTGTGATATTTGTAATATTTTTTAATCTTATTTTTGTAGTATGTCTGGTTTGTTTGTAACGGTAGGCTTTTTGGCTTTATGTTTCTTCCTGGGAAGGTTTGTTTTTTTTGATATTTGGATATCAGAAAAAACACCTGATAATAATTACGACCCTGATGATGAGGATTACAAAGAATTTACTAAAAGATTAAAAAGCAATCTTAAAAAGGAAGGGGTTAACCTCCGACAAGAATAAATCCTCCATCCTTGTTTAACACTAATCCTCCATTGGCTGTAGCAAGTATTCTAGGAACTGTCGCTGACGGCGGCAATATTGACGTATCTATGGGTGTTTCGGGTGGATTTAAAACTAACTCGCCAGCCTCTGTATTTAGTTGATTTCCTCCTAACTCAAATACTGCCTGAACTTTATACAAATTACTGCCGCCAAGCTGAGGGCTTTCCATACTTCGCTTCTTGTAGTTTATATCGTTAATGGTGAAATTTTCCATACCAGCAGCTAAATGCAATTTTCTTTGCATTTTGTATCCTGTTGCTACCGTTATGAGAGTCGCTATGTCTTGAACATTTTGGTCAAGGCTTACACTTTGGTCGTCACTTTGATAAAGTTCAGAACTACTTTCGCTATTATGAACCCATTTAACATATGGAATAAGCATTTTGTGAACAATACCTGTTTGATGTACAATGCCAGATTTGTTCTCAGGGTCATTCCACTGTAATTTTAAATAATTCCTACTAAATTTTACTTTTTGTATTGGATAACTTGCCCAAGTTTTTTCAATTTTAATTTCATCATTTATTACGAATCCCATTTCTATAATCACTTTTGCGCAACTAGAGATTAAAGAAACATCCATGCTATACTCGTAGGTATTGTATGGTTGGGTATTAAAATTTGCCTGAACTATGGAGTTTACGTCTTGATTTCCCGTATATTTAGAGTCTAATTGGAGATACAATCCTCTGTCATTATCAGAGGTGACTCTTTTTATTTCAATTATGCCAAGTCCGTCAATATCAATCTTATTTCCAGATTTAGCCCAAGACGGTAAGTCTTCTTCATTATAGTCACTACCACTTTCTACAGATAGCGTGTTTGGTATGTACTTGTTTCCATTCCTAAAATATAGCCCAAGTAGGTTATTTTCATCCCTAAACAGAACGCAATCAACTTTTTCTTGTAGATACAAGTTTTGAGCCTGAAGAACTGGTTGTAAAAAACTAGCCTGACCATTTTCTAATAGTGTTATTTTATGATAATTATACCCTGACTTGAACTGTTCTACTACAAATTCATCTTCATCTTGATAGATAGTGGTTTGGCAAGGTAGTTTAACTAATTCTTCGCAAGAAATAGAGTTTGTGAAGTTTAACACCTTTCCATTTAGTATTGAACCCGACAAGCTTCCTGCATCACTTTTGAAGAAGTACCTGCTTAACTCAAATTCTGTTTCTTCTCCCCCATCTACTTCTATAGGTGTAACAAATTTCTTTTTGACAACACAACCAAAAACATCTCTTATTGAAAGTGTATATAAGGTTTCAAAGCTGAGACCTGTGAATTCTCCAGACCCTTGATAGTTTGTTGCGTCTAAACTGTATTCTATAGGAAAAATAGAGGAATCAAGTACAACATTTGATGATATTGTTGCTTTTGCTCCTGATTGTTGAGTTAGTGAGATGTCAAAATGTGACGGGTCTAATTTTTTGGGAGGAACTATCTGCTTTGAACCAACTTGCACATTATTGTTGTCTACAATACTTATTGTCTTTGCTTGTCCTCTGTTTAGTATTATTTGCTGATTTCTGTCTCTAGTGGTAATAGGAGAATTGTTTGATCCCGTAATAGTGAAAGGAGCCTGACCTCCTACAATGTCTAAGTCATATATGGCAGTATCACAATTTGCTGAATCAATTGAAAAAGAAAATGCCGCTAAAACAAAAACATTTTCATTTATAACTTCGTATTGTATTTCATCACTAGTTATCAAAGTTCCAGTAACACTGCCAAACTGCCAACTACCATTTTTTAGAGTTATTTTTACTCCTGGATTACCATTTATAGTAGTTGTAGTTGCTGATAGGTTGGAGAATCCTCCAACATTTTTATGATCTATATTCCAAGCAAAAACGAAGTTGAAAGTGTTTTGCTCTATTATTTCAGGGCTGTTAGACTCGAATTGTTTAGAGGCAACTCTTTGAGATACAGCGGTCAATTCCAAAGGTATATCTGTACTTCCGTTGTTTACGGTGATTATAATATTTCTACCCTGTGTTGATTGGGTGATAAATTCTAAGTTTAGAGTACTTTTTGTGGTTGTCATATTTTAAGGTAATAATGCTATTTCGTGTTTTCCAGATCCGTTTATTTCAGACTTTAAAAGCTTTCCTGTAAACAATATTCCGTCTAATTTTACTTCAACAATGCCGTTTGTATTTGATGTGCTTATTCCGTTGAAATTTGTATGACCTTCTATCTGGTCAATTACTTCTTGATATGCTTTTGCCTCAAACTCTAGTTTATACTCACTTGTAAATGGCTTGCCTAAGTCCTGATTTTCAACACTTCCATTTTCTTGTATCTCAACTCCCGGTAATGAGGTTAAAGAAAAACTACTAAAAGCGTTGGATGATATAAAAGTGAATTTTGAAAAAGGCTCTTTATAAACGCTTGTCGCTATTATTTTCCCATGTCTAATAGCGCATTGGAAAGGAGTTAAAAGTAGATTTCCCATAGTTTCAGGACTATATACATCTTCTCCTTTTGGCTCTTCTAAAAAATCATCTTGCCATAATCTCAAAAAATATTGCGCACCGACTCTTTTTAAGTGTCTGAAAAAGAGGTCTTGGTCATAAGAGGTGTCTTCGTCCGGGAATTCAGTTGCCTGTTTTCGCCTGGCCAATGACCACCCTTCTACATCGCCTCTTATTTTAGAAACTTTTGTGTAAACATTACTTTTACTCCCTTTGTAAGATGTGTTAAATTCTGACTGACCATGAGGAGATGAAAGCCCTGATATTTCTTCGTAATCATTCCCACCTTTCTCAAAACCCATTTTAACCCCTGTAAAAAGGTCTCCTGATAGTATTGTTATTTTTGGCTCTGATGCTTGTGTATGCCTAAAGTCTCCGTCTATTGTTCTTCCAAATCGAACACCTACAAAGTTTTGAAAAGTATATTCATACTTTTCCAACCTGAAAAATTCTTTGCCATTTATTTTTTGAATGCCCATAACTATAGGTGCTATTGTATAAAATGACTCTAATGCATCTTTTAGTGCTATTGTAAATTGTTTCTCCTGCAAATCTTCAAGTCCAAACCCCCTAGCCCAAAAACCAGAACTAACCGCTAAATATGCCCAAGCACCATCTTTATCATAGCCTAAATCTTCTCTACCTAACAAACTGCTTTTTAACAACCCTTTTTCTCCTGTTATTTTTTCCAAAAGCCTATCAACCATTTCGTATGGAAGTATGTCAAGTGCCTCGGTTGATGGAAAACTGTCGTCTTCGGTTATGGTGATATCGGCATCTTCATAAACATATTCAATACCTATACTTGATATATTCAAAACGTAAAAATTCATGTCCACCATCGGTAATGGTTACTTTAACTGGACCATTTAACTTTCTTCTTCTTAATCTATCTGACCTGGTAAATATAATACTACCAATCTGACCGTCTGCGTATGGCCCCGTCGGTTCATACGGAACGTCTTCTGTTCCCTTAAAAACACTTTTTATGTAATCAATGTCTGAGTTCGGATTTACTTCTAAAATCAATGCTGTGGAATTATCCCTGTTTTGTCCTGAAAGACCGGGTTTTACTTTAATGCCTTTTTCTGTTTTACCAATTGACCTTCTAAAAATTTCACGATCAACGGCCTGTTCTTTGATTACAGATAAATCTGATATGGTCTCCCCGTCTGCTGAAGTGTTAGAAACTAAATTATACTTGTCTGAATACCTTGCTTTTAACTCATCAAATAAACCTCCTTGCGTGAAAGTAACTTCGGCAATTTTTCTTTTTGGGTCTATCTTTAATTTCTCCATGTCTAGAAAAGAAAAATAAAGCGTTCTAAACTCCTCATGCAAATCAGTTACGTCTTTGCCTCGTTTTGTAATGCTTACCTTAGGTTTTAAACCAAACGCCAATGTACTGCCATAAAGGTAATCATAGCCGTTTTTAGTTATTTCAAGCTTTGTATTAATCTTGCGCATGACCATTTTAAAATCCTTATCAACTTCATAGGACTTTTGGTCGTCATTCCAATTTTTAGGCTCTACATTCAAAACAACGCTGCTTTGTTCTTCTGAATCAAGAATAAATTCTACCTCATCATTAAAACCTAGCGTATCTCTCATGCGTGAAATCCTGTTATTGGAGCTTCTATTTTGTTAATTATAGTGTTGGTTATTCTTGCTTTTTTAAACCCGCTTTCAATGCCTTTTTCAATTTTTGAATCTAAATCATTGTGAGAATTAAAAGCCATTCTAAATATAGCCATATCTATACGGTCGCTTTCTGACTTTAAATTTGACTTCATTATGTCTTTAGAAATATCGGCAGGAACAATCTTGTCACCTTTATTCAGGTAATTAAATCTAGCACCTTTATTAGAACCAAGACTTTTTACCTTCCAGTTTTTATCGGTGTGTATTTCAGCTCCTTCTTCGTCTGTTACAGCCCATCCTTGAGGAGCATCTTCAGTGCCTTCTGCAAATTTTGGTAAAGGTTGAGAAGCTACAAATGCTGCTTGTGCTGCACCTAGCGCAACTATTCCGGGTATGATAAATGGAGATACTACGCCAGTTTGAGCTAGTACTTTTGCTATGGCAGCAGCCGTATCTATACCAATTTGAATAAGCGTGTTGGTTCGCTCCGCTTTGGCTTGCTTGGTTCGTATGGCATTTTCACGCTTTTCAGCCTCTTTTTTTGCTTGCTCTTTGTTTTCTTCTGAAAGGTTTTCGTCTGATAGTATTTTATCAAGCATTTCTTGATTGGCGACTATCTCATTTTCGTATCGAATAAGTCTGCTTTCGAGAATAGAACTACTTACGGATTTAGCGAAATTTGCGTAATCTTCAATAGATACTTTTTTACCTCCTATGAGGTTTGAAAATGCAGACAAGTCTAAGTTGTAGTACTGACCGAATGTTGAGAATAGTTGGTCGAATATTTCTTGCTGGTCTTTAGCAGATAATTTCGCTTCTTTTGCAACCTCTTTGTATTTATCGGCTATTTTTTGTAGAGCATCAGTGATTGCGTCGGTTTCAGGTGCTTCGATGGCATCGAATCCAAACTCTACTTGACCACCTTCTAATCTTTTTTGCTGCTTTATCAGCAGAATCACCCCCAATTTCCAAACTAGGTATTAATTCATTTTCCTTGTCTATTTGGTCTCCAGTAGCTTTTATTACAGTGTTGATACCCTTGACCCTAGCGAATAGTGTTGCTAAATAGTCTTTGCTGGCGATATCTTCTCGATTTATTATTCTTTGACTTTCCTTTAGGAATTGTTGATATGTAGATGTGGCATCTATGAGTCTAAATAATTTGTCCGAAGTTTCTTTTGCAGAACCATCAGAAAATCCACCAGAAACAAGTTTTTTGTCTAAATTTTCTTGTAAATCTAACGATTGACTCAACGCCTCATTAAGTCTAACCTGTGCGATAACATGACTATTAAGAGTGGAGACCTGTCTTTCGGTAACAGCGGAAAAAGCCTCATATTCACTTTTAGCGGCCTTAACCTGATCCGACTCAAAAACTTCATCTAATTTTTCTCCTATTAGATTTACTACATCTAAAAACGCGGTTAACACATTTAATGAAGAAGAGAACACTCCTTTTAATATACCGTCACCAGTCGTTAGCCTATTTAAAAATATAGTCCATTCGTTTGACAACCTGTTTTGAGAAGCTACTAAACTGTCTATTCTTTTTAGATTTTCAGTTCCGAAAGTACGCTCCATTTCGATTGCGAAATTTGGCAAAACCTCATCAGCAATTACTTTTCCGTCTTTAAGTAATTTATTGAGCTGTTCGCGTTGTGCCTTGTAATGCAGCCAGATAACTTGTATAGTTTTTGGTAAGTGCTTTTAATTCTATGCCATAGCTAGATGATATGTGCGATAGAAATTCTTGAGCCTCGTTATAGTTTTTTTGAGTCTTTGTTACAGCCAAAAGAGCCTGCTCTAAAGCATCTAGTGCCTTGACTTGTTCAAATATATCTCTAGCAATTTGTATCCCTATAGAGATTCCAAAAACCCCTGCAAACTGCCTATACGCAAATCTGAATTTATCAATTGCTGAACTGTAATTTCCAACATTTCTCCTAAAATTATTGGTAGCTGTATCTGCTTTTTTTAACTGAGATTCATATTTTCTTAACTGCGTTATGGCTGCTCTGTACTCTCTGGTGTTCTCTTTATTTGCAGCAGATAGATTTCTAACAGTTTTTGCAGCTCTAGCGTGCCTTATTTCTAACTTTCTGTATTCTCCTACAAGTTTAGATGACAGCACGGATTCATCTCTTAGCGCCTTGTTTAAGATTCGGGTTTCTTCTCTGTTTTTTACAATTTCACGATTAACATCACTCTCAACGTTTGTTCTTTTGGCAATAGCAGTTTGCAAAGACTTTTCAAGGCGTTCGCGTTCTTTTACTTGTGCGCTCAACTGGTCAGAAAGAACCTTATTTCCCCTTAATGAAGATTCAAGCTCTTTAGGCAGCTTTATATTGGCAAAGTTGCCTTGCACTTCTCTGGCTGCTTTTGATATAGCTAATATCTCGGAGTTAGCTCCTAGAAGTCCGCTTCTTATTTCTGAAATCTCTTTCTTTATTTCTTCAAGAGCTGTTATCGGATTACCTGTTGCCATGATTCGCCTTTTTGTTTCGTTGCGTTGCTATCTCTTCTGCATCTTTGATTATTTCAAGCCATTTTGCAACGCTGCACGTTTTTAAATCGATATTACTTCGTCCCGTAGCTCGCTCTAGCTTTACCTGTTGCTTTTCTAGTCTAACGGTAGAAATCTGTTTTTTTCTTATGCTATCTATTTCTGAAATCAATACATTTATTCGGCTTTTAATTGATTTAAGCCATACATTGAACCTTTTCAACTCTGCAAATGGTTTTGATTGATTAAAAGCAAAACCCCACGCTGAAATTTCCTTGAAATATGGCTTTATGTCCTCTTTGTTTTCAATAGATAGCATTACCTCCATTAAAGCACATGAAAATTGATATTTTTTGTCTAACTCGTCTAATTCACCTACATTTTGAAGGTGTTTCTTAGATTCTGGGCTGTTTAATATCTCACAATACTCGTTGTAAATATCATCCCAAACTTTTTTTGCGCTAATTGGTAAAAAATCAACCTCGTCGTAGTCATTTGTTTTTGCCAAATAGGTTAAGTCAAGCACCTTCCCCATCTTGTGAAAATTTAAAATAGGAAGCTCTGAACAGTCTACATAAAGTCGAACAAGTTTTGTATCATCCATTGTGAAAGCCTTGGTAAAATTTCTTTATCATTAACTATTCTGTTGTTTTCGTCGGTGAGTATCATTATAGATTCACCATACTTGTCTTTTAGCATTTCTGTTTTAGAATCGCTTGAATCGATAAAGTATTTACCATCCCTAGCGGTGATGTACATACCTTCGTATAAGTCTCCCTCGTCTAGCAACGTAGTGTGTGTATAGACTTCTCCTTTTAATTTCTTTAGGGCTATTGTATATGGGGAGTAGTACCCTAGAAACTCTCCCTTACCATCAATGCCTTTATTTAATAATTGTTTGTCTTGAACAAACTCTAATATTAAATCTTGTACCTCGGCAATTATCCTATATGCTTCATTCTCAACGTTAGCATCTAGTTTCTCTAGCTTGTCTAGAAATGGCGATGCTGCTGTTATCATTTTATGTTGTTGCTTTTAAAATGTCCTTTTCCTTGCTTATCTCGAAATCATAATGAGAACTAATATTGACATCTTGAGACAACTCAAAAAGAATTTGATTTGGTCTTATAATTATTGATGTAACAATTCTTTCTAATTGTTGGCTGTCAGTTTTTAGAAAAACTGTGTCACCGATGTTATGAGCAAAATCCATCTAATATTTGTTCTGAAAATGTATTTCAGCACTTATCATTTCATTCAAAACCTCCCTGCATTCAGAGTCTTGTAATTTAGCTCTTGAAACTTCCATGCTCTGTAATATTTCTTCTTTCATTTTTGATTATTTAAAACAAACGGCTGACCGAATGACCAGCCGTTTAACTCAATTAACTAAAAAACACTACTATATAACAGTGGCGGTTACTATCGCGCTCTTGTAAAGATTTCCGTTCTTATTTACAATTGGCCTATTATTGGCGTTGTCGTAAATTTGAATCGTTGTACTATCTACTGAATTAAGCGCAGTCAGTATAGAAAGATTGTACTCGCCGTCAGACTCTGTTTCTCCTGCAGGATTATTAGGAGTTGTTCCAACAAAATGGGCAAAATCAGCAGCCTCAAGGTCTTGAACTGGCGTTTTAATGTCCTGTGCCAATACAGCGCGAACAACCAATGCGGTATCTCCATTTGAAGGAGCATTCACATAAGACAATCTTACTTCGGTTACGCCTTTAATCTGTCTTGGGTCGAAATTCAGGTTTTTTCTATCCAAAACCTTCATGCTATCGTCAATCTCGTATCGATTCAAGTACTGAACTCTAGCCATCTGTTTTAGGCTTTGACTCACCCCTGGAATTGTCATTTTTAGTCTTTCGTTCATCCCTACTGTGAACCCCTGACCAAAACCATTATCATCTTCATAGAGTATAATTCTCCCTGAATCATCAATCCAAATATCTTTCCATCCTCCAAATCCGTTAAAAGCTCCTAAAGCCCTTTGCCAGTAAACTCCTTTAGTGTATGTCTCCAAGAAACGATACTTCCCTCTAAGGGTTAATCTTTGCGTATCATCTTCTAGCGTTTCAATACTATCTTCAGAACCGTCTTCAGTAAAACTTAAAATTCCAGTCAAGGGAACCATAAGACCTCTTACAATTAAGTCAATCCAGTATGCGCTATCAGTAACATCATCTGTAGGAGAAATTCTTACAGATGGACTTACTTTCCATTTTGCGATAATTCTTTCGAAGTCTATAATACAACCGTTATCAAGGTTTGTACCGTAAACATCCGAAGCTCCGCAAGCCCCTTTGCTTGCTATTTCTGCGTATGTAGCCATTATATTAGATGTTTAGATTCGAAATAAGTCGCTTCGTCAACACTCAAAGGATATGACTTTCCTTTTAGGTAGGTCTTTTTAGGAGTTCCGTCCTTTTTTGTGCCTACTTGAAAATCATCCCTGAAAGTGTATTGTTTTTTTTCAACTGCCTTTTCAGCAGTTGGTTTTTTATCACTCATTTCAACAGTTATTTAATAATTTATAATTCAATAATCCTTTATATGCAAAAACATGATAAGGATGCATATCATCAAACCTCATTCTTTTAAGGTCGAATCCTTGAAAAACTAATGGTATGGTCTTTTGTAGAGACATTATTCTAAAATTAGGAGCATATTTATTTAGGTTTTGATACGCTTGCTTTTCAACAAGCTCATCTCTTCTTTCAATTTTTGAGGCGTTTGTAACCCTGTTAAGGTTAAGAATAAAAACAGCCTTCAATTCAGTTTGAAATAAACCTTCATCAATATTTTTATGCTCATCGCCATCTATGAAAAAAATATGCCCTCTTTTTTTGTCGTCTAACAAAATCTCTCTGTAATCATGTCCTTCAAATACTTCTGGAATAATCCCTTTGTCTTTTTTGGGGTTTTTATAAACCCTACCAAACAAGTCAATTGACCCCCAATATCCTGTAAAAGCATCGTAGGTGTCGCATTGTATTTGCTTAATAACACAGTCTAAACCAGTGGTATTTTTTTTTATATGATTCATCTACCAGTGATTTGTAGCATCCTCTACTACTGAGTCAGGAACGCAATGCGCCTTTTCTTTCAGTAGCTTTCTATTCTCTGCACATTTATGCATTAACCCCTTAGAAACTAATGTCCCTCTAGCATCAGTCAATCCCTTTAATTCAATTACATATTCAGCGTAAACATCTTTAGAAAGTCTTTCGTTTCTATTGCTTCTAATGCTAGATGCTAATAGCTGCAAAACCTTTGCAGCATGACAATATCCTATGCAATTATCAAACATACCTGAATCAGTTGCCAAGCTAATAGCTGCTGAGTAGTCAATGTTTTTAGACCTGTCGTCCGTTATGTAGATGTCGTTTAGTATTTCTAAAATGGTGTTTTGCAACAACTCCTTTAAGAAAGCATTAAACTCATCTCTTGTTGGACACTCCATAGACATACAATCATGAACAGCCTCCAACGAAACTAAGCCGTGGAAACTGTTCAATGTTATGCCTGATTTTCTGGTCTTACTTTCATCATTTAGTTTTCCAACAAACTTATGATTGTCAAGTTCAGACCACCCCAATCGGTCAATTAAAGGTTGTATGACGGAATCAGAAAACACTAGATACCTAATTCAGTTCTTACAGTAGCCTCATCATCAACTTCAAGGTCATTGAAGTATTTTTGAAGAGTATGGTCTGTATTTCGCTCGCTAGCCTTTGTCAATCCGACGTTTTTCAACGCTGTTATAAGAGCATCTCGCGTTACCGTGTTACCATCGATAATGATATCTGCATCCCCTTCTGTTTGTAAGCTTGCAGACGTGGTATTGTCTTTAGTGTTTAGGTAAAAAAGACTATCAACATCATTAAGAACCGGTAAAACAGCAGCTTGCGATGCTGTGTATTCGCGAATCGGGTCTACCTTGTGGAACTTGCTTACTAAAATGTGCGTTCCGGCTTTTGCATACGTAGCTTGATTTGCATTGAAAGTTTCTTCGGCTAAATCAGTATAAGCCATAGTGCCTAACGTGCCGCTTGTTCCCAAAACAACCATTCCGTCAGCCCAAACACTTTTAACAGTATTTACGCCATCTCTTTGAAACTTAACAGTTCTGTCAATTACAGAAATTGTAGGTCTCTGGTCGGCAGATAAAGCTTCATTTAACTTGCTTAGATTAGGAACTGGAATATTAGTTCCCTTAAAATCTAAATAAGAACCATAAAACTCTTTTACGCTTTGGTTTCTTAACATTAATTTGGAAGTGCCCTTGTCCATCCAAACAGTATTAGGGCGATATCCTTGTTCTTCTGCACGCTCCATCATCCTTTCAATGTCATCTAAAGGAGTAGATGCTCCGTCAGTCCAAACTCTATATGGTGCAAAGCGGTTGTTTTCGCTCACATTGAAATCAACTCGAACACCAATACCGGGTTTCTCTGGGTCAGCAACTAAAATTCTACCCGTTGATATAGCCTGAAATGCCAAGTACTCTTTCATTTCCTCTACACCTCTAATGCAAGTTGTAACATGGTCGTAAATCCTGTCAATCAATTGAGTTATTCGACCAACTGAACGTAAAATCAACCACTCCTTCATTCGGTTTTCATTCAAAACCAATTTCATACCCATCTTTGGAATTTCACCATCTACCTTCTTTATACTTCCCAATCTCTTTAAAGGGAGTGAAGAGTCTAAAGTTACAACATCAGCAGTGACGCGATTTGTGTCACCAGTTACGCTAGAAAACTTTCCGTCAACGGAATATTCTTCTGTAAAAAGAGACTTGTGTAAATAAGACTCTTCGCCATCTTTTCCATTTACCTTGTTGTATATTTTTGCAACAATCAAGGCAAATCCTTTCAAAAATTCTATAAATAAACTCTTTTGCATGGCTTAGTCTTTTGTAAATGTTATTAATGAAAGAGCATTTTTAAACGCAGCACTATAAGGGTACTTCGCAGCCTCTTCGTTAACTTTCCCTCTAATCATTACACCAACTGCAGGTTTACTAGTTAAAACACTTGCAATTACAACTCCTGCTGCTGAATGACCTCCCGGAATGTTTCCATTAACAGGTAAGGGTTTATAGTTCTCGGTTCCGTCCTCTTGTATAACTCCATGCCCTTCGCATATTACTGCGTCTGTAAAACCTGTAGTATCAAGAACTTTACCTCCATTGATATCGTCAATCATTTTCATTATGACAATACCATCGTAATTATCCATTTCAGTAGGATCATTACTTAAATTTAATTCTGGCATTTTCTTTTTTTGTTTTAATTAATGTTCTGTCTTTCGGCTATTGCTTCTGCTTGTTCATCTGTTAAATCAGAACCTCCTCCTAGCGAAGGGGGTGCATCTGCTAATCTGCCATTGTCAGCAAGAAATTGAAGTCTTTCAGACTCTTCATCTTCTAAACTTTCAATCTGTTCTTGCACCGATGTTTCACTATTAAAATCAATCCTAGACAACGCTTTTTTCTTCTCAAAATCAGAAAGCTTGGAATTCTGTATAAGTTTCGATGCTTCTGATTTTTTAGACTCTAAAGTCCTTTGCCCCGTTAAAGTTTCTAACTGTTTTTTCAAAGGTGCTTGCGCATCCTCTACAATTTTTGCTATTGCTTCAGCAGTTAAACCCTCTATTGGTGGTTCAGGTTTCGGTGGTTCAGGTTTGCCCCACTTCTTTTTAGCCTCACTGACTCTCTTGTCAGCATAAGCGCGATACACTGGGTTTTTAATAATTTCCTCTTCGGTTAGAGGTTTTGGAGTAGACATTGCTTTTAAGTTGTCAATGACACCTTTAATATCTCCTTCTTCCTCAACGTTTAAGTTGCTAAGTAGAGCCTTTGGAAGTCCTGCATTTTTGAGTGCCTCCGATAGTTTCTCCTTTAACTCTTCGTTCATTTTGATTTTTATTTATGATTACTAATTATGTTACTGGTTCTTCTTGTGTGCTTTGTTTTGCGATTTTTTGTAGCTCTTCATCTATATCTTCTGCACTTCCTAGAATGCTAACAGCAAGATCCCTACTAATTAAATTGTTAGATATAAGCGTTGCCAATGTTTCAGCCACCTCATCCCATGAGTTTGGCAATACATTTCCGAACTCAATCCCAATATCAACTGAATTTTTTTGTGATTTAAGAGAAACTTGTGAGGTTGTGTAAATTCCCGATGCTATGACTGATAGTATTCGCTCGACATCAATTCTATTTTGCCCCTCGTTCATAAGCTTCTTTAGGGTAGAATCGAGAAACATCAATTCCAGGGCTTTACCACTTATGTTTCCTACGCTCTTCAAATTGCTGAATGAAATATTTGGAGTAGAACTCATTGAATATATGTAGTCCTCTAGCTTTTCTATTTCCAGCTTAACAGAATCCGGGGCGTTATCATGAGTCAGAAATTTTGCATCACCGCCTTTTATTTTGTGACCATCTGAATTATATTCTACTTTCGTTTTTAAAGCCTTTCCATCTGCATCCTTGTGAGGCAGTCCTGTAACTTCTCCTTCTAAGAATAACAAAGGATGTCCTGTATAGTCGTTTGAAGCCCCCAACTTTGATTGAGCGACCTCCAAACGGTCTATCATATCAGCAACATCATAATGCTCGGGATGTTCTTGATTAAAGTAAACTACTGGTATTCTATCAAACCCATGACTTGCTTTGTCTTCAATAGTCCATTTTGAACCATCCTTTTTTAGCTGAGTTACTTCGTTAGAATCGTATATCCACGCGCACTCTTTTTCTTTCAAGTTTTCATCATAGGTCACGAATCTATTTACAAATCGGGTCATGTCTCCCATAGCGTCAAAAAACGGATAGAACTCACCGCTTTTGTTAAATGAAAGCACCTTACATTTCATTTCTTTACCTTCTTTAGAGTCTCTAAAATGAAATAATAGCGCGGAGTGAGTTTCTTGTTTTTGAAGTACTTTGGCCTGTTTTATCTTGTGGTCAATTCTCAGTAATTTCCACTGCTCAATTATTTGCCCGGATAAAGTATTTTCTTCTTTTGAAGAAAGATTTACTGGCTTTCCAAACTCAAAAGCTACAGACGTGTTTACTATTTTCTTCGCAATAGGAATAGGAACTCTAACAGCTCTTACTAGTTCCTTATTACCTTTTTTGCCTAAAAGCTTGTCTTTTTGAATATTCCCTATTTGAGACTGACGTATTTTTCTGTCTAAGTTGTTAAACTCTTCGTGATAATTGGATATAGTTTGTGGGTCTTTACGATACTTCGCAAGACTTGCCATTAAATTGTTGTAGTCTACTTCTTCGGTTTCCAATAAAAAAGCCCTTTGCTTTGATGGCATTGGGCTTTTGTCCGTGTTAAAGATGCTGCCCGTAGCCTGTTATCAAAAACAGTTTAACTACGGACATAGCAAAGATACTGATAATGTTGTAAATAAAACATTTTGTTATAAAAATATTTTATAACCAAAAATAGGCGTTTTTGAAGGGAACTAATAAGCTATACCTAGCTCTTGTAGTGATTCTTCTGTAAATTCATACCTAGATTTAGGGGCTAAATCAAAGTACATTCTCATAAACAGCGTGTCTAGCCAGTCAGGAGACCTTCCCAAATCCTCTTTAATCTTTGATTTTGGTTTAATTCTAAGCTTACCATCATCATCTAGCTTATAAGACTTTAATTGGTCAACTTCTTCTATTATCTCTTGCCTTTCTGATTCTGAAAGGTCGCAATCAATCCCTGCTAAGTGTTTATTCACTAATTCAGCAAACTTGTAAGCGCATTGGGTTTTTAGATTTTTATATTGAGGCACTCTGCTTTTAGCCTTAGTCTCCTCTTTAAAAGGTCTGGCATTATTAACAAAACCTTTTATATCTAAATTATCTACCACACCACCACCTACACCATCCTCGTCTGCAACACAATTGTGAGAAGCGATAGTGTGTTTTGTTCTCATAGCCTGTATACATGATTGTATTTCTGTAGTTTTTGACTTTTTGAAAACGTGCTTTTCAACAACTATATATCCGCACCAAACAAAAACTATAGCTTTGTCACTGCCAAGTCTAGCAATATCGGCAGTTATATATTTTTCTCCTTCTTTTTTAATATGATTGTTGCTGAACATAGCTATTATATTTTGATAATTGCAAAGAGAATTTGGGTCATCATCGAAGTCAAAGTTGCCTTTAATTTGCTTCTGATACTCTACCAAAGACATTGTTCCGTCTTTAAAGTCTTTTTCTTTTTGATTAACCCACTCAACGGCTTCCTTCCCTGGATTATCTGTAGGCAAAGCCTGAACGAATTTTCTTGTTTGCTTTTCTGAATTTGTTTTAAATGGAGTCCAGTATCTTCTTTTTACATGGCTTCCTGACGGATTGAAAGCCTCCAGAACCTTCCCTTTTAAGCCATATTGAGAAGATGTAAAATGAGAGCCAACTCGCTCACCTACCTTTTCTATAATTTTAAGAGGCACGTGTTCTGATTGGTCAATGTAAGCTCTTAGTATTTCTAAAGAACCAAATTCTGTTGCTTCTGTATCGCTAGGCTTTAGCTCTAGGTTTTTAGCTATTATTATGCTTTTATTTGCAAAAGTTAGCTCATGCCTTTGACCATTGTATCTGTAGTCAACGCCGTCAACAAATCCAAAGTTGTCTAGGTTTCTTAATAGTGTCTTCCATGTGGTTTCCCATAAAACAGTTAAATTCTTTCTACCTATAAGATTAACGCACTCTGGGTAAACATAGGCACACAAAATAGCGTCTGTAGATATTAACGCGCTCTTACCGCCCCTAGCAGCACCACCATACCCAACATAAGTTGCTGTCGGGTCATTTAGGTACTCAATTGTTTTAATTTGCTTTCTATGAAACTTAAATAACTGATTCGTTATTTTGTCTCTAAAGTGTATATGTTCGTAAAGACCTCTTTTATACAACTCAACATTTCTGTAAAAATCATCGGTCATTAGGTTTTATCTTCTCCTTTAGTTTAGAATAGACAATTAATTCATCGTTGCTCAATGACGACAAGTCTTCTGATTTTGATAAAGAATCTCCTTTTGTGGTAAGGTCTAATTTATCTCCGTATTTCTTAGGATTTCTCTTTCCTGCTTTCCACCTGTAATGTTGGGCTAATTCTCTAGCCCTCGTCATTTCAATAGAATCCTTTTCAGCTAAAATTAAAACCTCTTCTGCTTTATCTGCATAACTAGAAGCAGAAACCTCTAGTGCGTTCCTCACGCGCACGGAATGTTCATCCAGTGTGATAAAACTATGTAGAGTACCTAAAGCAACACCCTTTTTTGATGCGATTTCCCTAAAGGTTTTGCCTTCTAATATTAATTCTACTATATCATCTATATGTCCTTCTAATACCCTACCCAAAACTTTCTAATTGTTTTTTTTGTGCGATATTAATTCTTTCTTGGAGCACACCATTTACTTATATGGCTATTAGTTCGTCTTCAACAATAAGCTCTTCTATGTATTCTCCTAGTGACCTTCCTGTTCTATTGGCAACTTTTTTAGCTTTGCTTAAAACCTCTCCGTCTATTTCTATTTGTTCAGAAACTTTTGATGACATAATTAATTTGAAGATTTAAAATAGTTTCTCTTGAGCTTTACGTTTTTTCAATCAAAAAAGCCCCTTTTTATAGGGGCCTAATTTCGCTCATTAATATAAATAAATCAAAAAGCCCAAAAATGCAACCTAAATCAAGGGTTTATTAATGAGCCGTTACAAAGATAATTATTTTCAACTAGATATTGAAACTAAATCCAATTAGGTTTTTTATTGCTGTGTAAATGAGATAAAAAGTGCTTATAGTCATTGAATAATACTAAGCTGTCTACTTTATAGCTTTCAAATCTTTTTATTGTAGCTACTCCTACTTCGCACATTTCTGACATTTGTTTTTGTGAAATTCTGTTTACCGTTCTTTTGTGAACCAATTGAGCTATTTCCAACTTGGTATCATAGCCGATACTAAATTGTTTGTGTTTATCGAAAATGGTATCAGCATTGATACGCTTAAATATTTCACTTGTTTGATTCATAGGTGTTTATTTTAAAGTGTGTTTTTATTTGGGTGATGGTGAACAATTCCTCCGGATTGTGAAATACCGGGCGGGTCACAGACGCTACTCGCAATACCCGTCTGGCCGTTAGCTGTAATAGGGCATCGAGCCCCGTGAACAAACCAGTAAAATCATGCTTCTTCTTTATAATGGTGTTCTAACTCTTCGTCGGAGAGTAGATTATAAGTGCAAGCATTAGGGTACATTTTGTTTAAAAAACGCTTGAGCTTAACAATTTGTTTGGTTGATGCTTTAGTTACATCTACTCTCCTTATTAATTGATTGCCTGAAGCTATAGTTTGTACATAATGAGGCATAATTTTAATAGTTTAAAAGTTCACTTTTATTACAGCTAACGGGCGCTCCTGTTGGGCTGAAATGCGCCCAACGAACCTTACACGTCGCCCGTTATCTTCAAGTGCGCCATTACCCCTATTACGTCCAGCAACTCACGGGAAGAGCAACGCTTGGTTCACCTTGTCTCGCCTTTCATCATCGAGGGGCTTTCCGAGAGCTTGCAATGGGCTTGCTAACTGCCCTGTCTGCGCGTTGCAATACAAGTCATAACCCTCACTGGTTTCCCTGCCTTTTGACGGGCGCACCAAAAGATAACAATGCATAAAATTCAGGTGGCAGGGCTTGGTTATACCTACTAAGTCAATGCACATTTGAAGTGTAAGCCTTCCCTTTTACGTGCTGTGCTACTCACCACCCGAAATATTATGCTGGTCGTTAGCAACAAGCGCACAAATGTTTCGCAAGTATTACGTGTTAGAGTGCGCCAGTTGCTAACACGTAATATAAAAAATTGCTTTAGGTCAGTTCTCTTTAATTAAGGTCGTTGCTTAATCTAAGAGTAAAAATTATTCAGTTAGTTCTTCAATTTCAAATTCTTGCCATTCACCAGTGTTATCAAAAACATCATCTTTATTTACAACACCTTCAACCAAGTGATAGCCTTCATTATTCCAAGCTATATCTTCGCCATCAAGTTCTTTTAATTGTTTATACTGTTCTTCTGTAACCTCTATATTTTGGTCATATATAACAGTTTCCTTTACTCTAATGTTTACTTTTATCATAATTTTTATTTGTGTTTATTAATTAATTTTTGTTCTTAATCAGCAACTTTTCATATTACTATTCGTTAGGTAGAATAGCCCATCGAGGGGCGGTAACTACACATCTAAAACCCACTTTAAAACAGAAATTTTATTATCCAAATAACTAAGTTTTAGGTGTAGGTGGTTATTATCAAACCTTTTATGAAAGTGATTTGCTTTGACTTGGTTTAAAATTTCTTCTTCTTCGTTGCGTAACTTCTTAATCTTGGCTTCTATTTGGTCAAATGTCTTCATCCGAATGGTTTTAAATGTTCCCGTTATCTCTATTCTACCTAACGGGCGGCGTATGGCTCTGCATCGACTAACGTAGGTAATTATTTATTTTATTCATTTCTAAATCGCTGGTCAACTACAACCTAACAAAGTGTAAAGTTTATAGATGCACAGCTCAATCGGTTTCTACGTGTCTGCTGCGCATCCACAAACCTTACACGCCGCCCGTTGTCACGCATAACCTCAGCTAAGAACATTGACAATTCGTAAACTCTTATCAACGTCCTCATCTTCGGATACGAAAATCAAAATTTCATTGCATTACATTTTACCCGATTTTCTAATGCGTGACAACGTATGGGCGATACTTTTTTAAAAAGGGCGGTGCCTTCGTGCCTCAGTCATTTAGGCAAAACCTTCATTAGTTTCAATCAATACCCAATTACCACAATCAGAACGCTTGTAAGTAGCACCCCTTAATGGTAAGTAAACAATAGCCAACCATTCGTGATTTGGTGCTTTTTTTGCTAATTCTTCAATTTCAGATAAAGGTGTTAGATTATCCCAATCGTCACCATCTTGATTTGGTATTTCAACATGTTCACCATCCTTACTAATATTCCACCCACCAAAATCACTATATAATTTTGTTTCTAATGGCAAAATATCTTCTGTCCCACCACAACACACACAGTTAGATGTTCTATCAACTGGTTTTCTGTTCTTTTTTATTTCTTCAATACTCGACATAATTTATTGGTTTTAATTCGTTACTAATAGTTTATACTGTTACGACGTGACAACACGCGATATAATTCAGGTCTGTGACCTGAGCCCTTTTTAAAAATTCGTGTCTTTCTCGACTACTCTCAAACCGAAAATGGTTTGACCGTCGAACGACCCGAAACATATCGCCCATACGTTAGCAAAAAACACCCCATCGAGGGGTCGCATCCCTACATAAATGCTATCCGATGAAATGAGATATTTCACATTTGATACAGGTCTTAAACCTAAGATTAAAGTGTCTTTGGTAAATGTATTCATGGTCGCATTTACTCTCGGTCTGCTTGTTTTTTGCTAACGGCTCTGGTTTTGCAAAAGCTATATTATTAAAAGATTCAGTGGCTAGGTACTCACCTACAACTCTAGGAGGTATCGTCACAATCATTGCTTTTTTATCAAGGTATTTTCTGAAATCTTCTAATAATAATTCTACGGTGTCTATTTGCATATTTTTAGTTTTATGTGATGTCATTTGCTAACACGGTGTATAGCGAATAGCTTTAGCAAATGGTAATTCCGCAATCGCTCCTATCGGGCTAAATGCTACATCACCATACACCAGAGCCGTTGTAAATAATTAAAGGCTCATCACTTCATCATTGTACATTTTTATAAGTTCGTGTTCAGTCCACATAATACTATTTTCATCAAAGTATTGTTTTGATTTTGGCGTGTAATTATTCATATATACCCATTCCTCAAAAGTAGGTTTTTTTTTATCCTCCTTTAACTCTGTACAACAAGGTGTAACAGTAATATTTTTAACTAAGTTATCTATTAACAAACCAAATTGTTCTTCGTTTAAAGTGTATCGTTCTTGTCCTGTATTGTCTATATCAATCATTGCATTTTCCACAACGGTCATTGTTATTATTTTTCGTAAATCTTTCATTTTTATTTATTTAATCGTTAAAAACACTACTGTTACACTTCGGCGTTATCTTCAAGCGGCTTAAACCTAAGCCTAGCAACACCTTAAAGTGCCGCCAGAAGATAACACGGTACATAAAGCATAGCTTAAGTCCGTGCTATTTCGATGGTTTGCGAATACTTGCCCCATAATCAAATATTTTTTGCCAACGCTTTTTTAAAAACAGGAAATTCTCTTATCATTAAATCTTTAGGTATTTGTTGAACTTTATCGATTTGTTTGAAGAAATAAGGAACATTGTCGCGTTCACACATTCTTTTCAACCGATAAGCCCATTCCAAATCGAACGGTCTTTTTTTAGAGCCACTTTCACCACCCTGTATTATCCATTGAAATCCTTTTAGAGAAACATTCGTTACAAGTCCTACCTGTGGCTCAATTGACAAAAACAGGTTTGTGTTTGATAATAGAAATATTAGATTCGGATACCAATTTTCATCGATTCGCTCGAATAAATCCATTCGCAAAGTTTCGGTATCCGCCCAACTCGTATGCTCAGGATTTACTAGCGGTTTGTTATCCTCGAAAATATCCATCATTGACCCAACGAATACCTTGTGTTTTTCATTTGCTTTAAGTGCTTTTTTCTGATATTTATCTAAATCTTTAAATGCTGACTTAATTCGTTTCCTTTTTCCCTTTTCTCCCCAAAGATTATTCTGATAACGAACATCACTCAAATGTTCAGCATAGCAGTTTTTGCATCCGGTATGAACCTTAGCACAACCCCACCATAAATTAACTGTATGGTCTGTCCATTCAATCTTACTGTTTTCTGCCATCGCTTAAAAAATATTTGATTATTAGTTTATTGTTAAATTCAATCTTATCGCTTTTCAACGTCTACGCTTCATGTACCTGACCGTTAGCATTGATTTACCTCAGCTACGCTTCGGTTTTGTTTTTTCATTTAAATTATTGAGTTCTTTCCGTATTTGATTTAACTCGCTTTCAAGCTCTTTTTTTATCAATAAGTGACGAGCATATCTTTCAGTTGAATTCCATTTACTGGGGTTTGATTCTATATTGTTTACATAGCTTAAAAGCTGTGATTTCAGTTCAAACCTAAACTGTAGTGCTTTTATAATTTCTTTCATCTTTAATAATTTAAATTCTCAATCCAAACCAATCAATGCTAACGCTCCCTGTCTCATTCGTGGACGACCACCACCGCTTCGGTAAACCTCGCTTCGCTAATGCTAACAAAGTGTATAAGGCATTAGGTCGTCTGCACTTCACTCGTAAGGCGGTTCTTGTTCTCACAACATCAAATAAATTTGAGTTGCTTCACAATTCAACGCCTTATACACAGGGAGCGTTAACTTCAAGTGGGCTGAGACGTTTACTTTCATTGTTCAAGTTTCGTTGGTCTTAATCTGCGTACAGAAGCCCCTAATAATGTCAGTCCGTAATATCTCGACGTTTCGTCAATCGTCATTGCTTCTCTCCGCCAGTATATGCCTTCTTCAAGGTTGCCCACCATAAGTTAACAATGCGTATAATTAATGGCTTGGGTTTGGTGCTTTCATTTAAGCCTGTTCTTCCTTATATTTTTCTTTTATTTTTTCCCTCAACTCTAAATCGGTACTATTCATTGCAAATACAAAATTTTGCCATTCGTGTACGCTTTCAACTTTAGTTAAGTAAGTCAAACTTTCCTTGTCAACTACATACCAATACCTGTAGGCTTCTTTCCATATTAACTTAAATCTGTCATATATGTAGGTTTTATAATTAATTTCAGCACCTAAAGCCCATAACCATTCATCAGATAATGGTATAGCTTCAAGTTCATCAATTTTCAAGCTACCTAAACCAATTAAATCTTTATTTACACCAACAATATTAGCTTCTGTAATTAAACTTATTTCAGCTTCTTGTTTGGTTTTTGGTATGTAAACAAAATTTCCAATTCTTAATTCTTTTGATTCCATAATTTTACTATCGTAATTTGCCCTCGCTCAAAAAATAAAAGAAAAAGGGTTTGTTAATAATTCAATCTTTTCGGCTTATCATAGCCACTAATCATACGCTCAACGTTACCCACCATAAAAAATAAAAATAGGCGACTTACTCGGTTGGCTGTTCGGGTGCGCAGCGCTTCATAGACAGGTCTATAAATCATAGCGCACTATTTCAATATCTGCTTTCACATACAATGGGTGCTTGGGACTTCCGTCTCTATTAATCTGTAATGCATAACATTCCCCTAACCAAGTCATAACTTCCAATCCTCTCATTTTGGCGATTTTAAAGCTGCCCCAAGCACAAATTACTTTATTGCATTTTTGAGACTCTTCTCTTATTATCCAATCGGCTAAATCAGTAAATCTATTAGGGTCTAGCTCTTTTGGATATGGGGTAATCATTGTAAAAAGATTAATCATAACTATACCGCCATAACCCCAATCTTTTGCAAAACGTGTAACCCTTCGTATTGTAGGGTCGTCATTTTCTTCATTTGCAGTTGACGGATTAAGCCCTATAAAGACAACTTTTCCTTTTTCTTCATCCCAAGTCCGAGATAGTGAGAACCTATGTTTTCCGTCTTTACTGAATTTAGCCTCTTTTAAAACCTCTAATTCTTTAAATAAATTCATATCTGTATATATTTGTCGGCTGTGCCGCCACGCCTATTTTTATTTTTAACGGTTCACTGCGTTGGGTAACAATGTGTAACTTCCATTTCGTGCCTCAACGATAAGTTACACTCAGCGTTGTGCTTAATTATTGTTGCTTAAATCCGTACTTCGACAATACAGGTATCAGCTTTTCAATATGTTCAGCACTCAATTTTCTTCTACCATTAACATAATGGCTTAAAGTCTTTGTTGGTAAGTTAGCTTCTTTTTCTAAACACCGCAAAGACAAACAAGGTCTTTCAATTAACCATTCTTTCAATACCTCCATACTTTATAAATTGTTAATCCTTTAATCATTTCTAACTTAAAAGGTTTGGTGTGTTTGTTTTTTGATACTGCTAAATGCAAGTATGGAGGAAGCAAACGTTCAAACTCTATTAAATCTGCTTTTCCTTTGTCTTTGTCTTTGCTACCCATTTAATAAATTTCGTAATTCCACATAATTTTAATATTTATTATTGTACCAACAAAGGTACGAAATAAAATTAAGAGTACCAAATGCAGTACATATAAAGTCGCAACAAAAACTAAGCACAACAAAAAATATAATGCATATCTCGTGCCTCGCTACGAACCTTACACTTTGCCCGTTATAGGTAATAAGCCTACTACAATTCTACTAAATCAAAAAAGCCTTTAGGTAATTGCTCATTTGCTACTTTCAAGCAATCATCACACATTGTCATTGAACCTTTTAATCCATCACTACCCGCTTTTATTTCAGTCGCAATTACAGTAGGTCTGTTTTCGCATCTAATCATTTTGTGTCCACCACCTAAAGTCATAAAACTTTGTCCATTCGGATTTTCTGCTTGGCATCTTTCTTTGTCTATTGGTATCATATATATATTTTTAAGTTTAGTGTTTAAATCCGTAGGCTTACATACCTACAACAACGGCTAAAACAGTATTAAAACGACCGTTTAGCCTAACCGTTAGCAACAATTAGAGTTATATGTTTTCCAATCCTCTAATATCTCGCTTATCTCATCTTTAGGTATGTTAAAATAGTCCTCGTTACTCAACCACTCTAACAGTTCACGTTGTTGGCTAACATCGGGTATATTGCAGTTTTTTACTAAATCCTCAGCCCACTCAATCATTGTCTTGTCCCCATGACCAAGTTTATTAAACGGGGTGTCTTCTAGCCCGAAATGTGATTTATAGTGTTTAATTATTTGCTTTCTTTTCATTGTGTTTTAAATTTTTTGATTCTAATACGTAAAAACCCGACAACATATCCTTGACCGTTGAAACCTCAACTAGCAAGCTAGTTCCAAATCCCTACATTTCGTAAACTCAATTCTCGGTCTTTGGTTCGAGGTTTCAACCGCAGGCGTAAACCCGAAAAAGAAAGCTTGCCCCTCACTTCGTTCACGGCTTTGGTTTATAAAACAAATCCCACTTTTTAGTGGTCATAAAACTTGGAGTAAGTGGCTTATTAAAAGACTGTAAAGACAACCAAACACCGCCTTTAAAAAGTACTCTTACTCGTTCTATAAATGACATTTTCCAAAATGTAATTACCTCTCCATTATCTGCTCTAAAAGCATGAAGGTTATTGTATTCAGGTTGGTCTTTTGCAAACTCAACATTACATTCCTTAAATTTTACTGGTTTCATATTAATAAATATTATTTTCAGGTGTTTTATAATCTTGATTCCGTTCTAATCTGTCTGCTGTCTCCCTTAATGCTTTAATCATGTCGGGTCTTTGGGCGTTTGATATATAATTTGTTTCCCCTGGCTCATAGAACTTAAAAACAACAATAGCGAAACCAAAATCACTTGGTAATAATTTTTTGACCCTAGAAGCCATTTTTCTCATTGCTTTTGCACTCATATATTCTTTATTTAATCGACACGCTTGCTAAGATGTCGAAGGTTTAACATTTGTTAGCGTGAATTTTTAAGTAAATACTCAAACTCTCTTGCTACATTTCTTGTCATTCCTGCTGTAAACTTAGTTTGTGCAGGTTCTCTTTTATTGTCTTGCAACCAGTCAAACAATCTTTGTAATTCAAAATCAGAAGTATCACTCACGCTATCATTGAATAAAATCAATATTTCATTAATCATTTTAACTTTGTTCTCACTACCTACTAAGTAATTTCCTTCAAGGTGCTTTTCTATTACTTCTGTTATTTGTCGTTTCATACTGTTTTTATTCTTAGCGTTAACAAAAATGAAAATTATTCATTACGTCAATCGATTAAGTTGTTTAAGTTCTTCTGCGATTTCTTCCATAATTTTAAAAATTTCTATTGTTATACTCAACGGCTGCCCACTTCAATTTGTTTTATTTCGTATTTTCCAGCTTGCAGTTTCATTTCACCTTCTATTTCAAAAGTCATTGTGTTTTGTGAAAAATCACCTGTAATTAATATCCCAGTGAAAGATGATTGTTCCATTAATTCTTCTTTAATAGCTATTCTACATTTTTGAAAAAGCTCTAAATATAAATGCCAGAATTTGTTACTCTTTTTTTCTAGTATTTCGTTGTTAAAAACTTTAAGACCATGCATGAC